ATTTGAGCCAAATCTGTACCATCATCATCAACATGAGGGTCACCAAAATGTGCAATCCCTATTGGACCAGATTGTTTTATGTCAATATTAGTAAGCATCCTATTGTCTTTCGACTTGGCTTTTTGCTTATATTGTTTTTGCCTGAACTCTATTAATTCATCTATTGGAATAGACTCAGGGTCACGCTCTTCTACTACAAAAGGGGATGCTTCTATTATATCAGGTTTAAGGGTCTTCCTATAACAAGAGTAGCAATACCACATTTGCTTTTTGCTTTCCTTGTAATAATTCCAACCATCTTTTCTTAAAGACCTACCACCACAATGAGGACAGGCGATTAACGCACCGTCATCCGTTTTAGTAAAATCATCTACTGCCATTTTTTACACCTCGGTTTTTTCTGTCAAGACAGGTCTAGACGCTCCTTCTAATTGGTCTTGTGAGAAACCTTGAAAGAGTCCTACCACTCCTGTTTCAACTTTTTTAGTTTGACCAAGCGTACCAACCGCTTTGCCTAATTCTTTTATTGCTTGTAATTGTATATTATCATCACCTGAATTTTCGGCTAGACATTTCAATGTTCTCAGTATATATCTATGGTCTATTCCAAGTTCTTTGGCGACCTCTAAGGCTGATGCCTCTATTTCACTCATAACTCTCCTCTGCTTTAATAATACAGCGGCTTTCTTCGTTGCTTTGTCCTCACTCGCTTCTTTGAATGATTCCATATAAGCCTTTACTGCTGATTTTCCTGTTACTATATGTGTTGCAAACTCTTTTTCTTTCCTAGTAGCCTTCTGCCTTTTGTAGACCCTGCTATTAGTATTCTTTATTTTCGTAGAAAAAGTATATCTATTTGGATGTTTCTCGAAGTCAGTATCCATATAGGTGTTCTTTTTGATTAAAAAAGTCCCCACAACAGTACGACACCAACCTTTAGACAATTTATAATTAGGTCTATCATTTGGATGTTTTATATTATGCGAGACTTTTAACAGTTGGATTATACCACCATCATCTGCGATAACCCAATCTAATTCTTTTCCTTCTTTCCAATTCTCTACGGGAGGTTTGGCTTGTTTGCCAAAGTGAGAATAGTATTCATCTAAGTCATCAAAGACTAGGTGCTTAAGACCTTTTATACTTTTATGCTTCATTAGGCTCTATGTCTTTTTTAGGCTCATCTAGTCCCGCCTGAACGGCTAAATGGTCTATTAAATCAGACACAGGCTTAGGGATATAGAAAACTACACCATCAACTTCTATTGGGACATCTTTTTTTGAAGCATTTTCCAATACTTTTTCCATAACCTCAATCGGTTGACCCATTAGTCGCTCTATTGCAGAATCCTTCTTGTCATTTCTTTTTTTTGCCACTTGATGCCTTCTTGGATTTCGCTTTCATGCCTTTCTCCAACTCAGCAACAACCGCCTTTTCGAGGTCATACTCTGCTTGTAACGCCAAATACTTCTGACGCTTCTCAGCCTCATCCCTCTCGGACTCTTGTCTAGCAACGCCTGTTAAGGCATTCCCTCTATCAAGTTCTTTACTTGTTATAGTCATTTTACTTTCCTTGATTGTTTCCATAAGATAAATTTTGTTTTATTCACTTCCCATTCGCCTCTTTGCCATAATTTACTATTATAGAACACTAAGACCAATACGAACAATAGCATAATTTCAATCATTCTGTTCTCCTATCATAATTGCTACACCTAGAAACATTAAAAACATTATTGTAAACATTTTTCACACCTTATTTATATATATTAATTAATCCCACCCACTCACCCTCGAAACTAACACAGATGTCAATATGGTGTCAAGACTAATCTTGCCCATGTTATATTGAGAAAAATTATAGGGAAATGATATGCGTATATATTCAGCGATAGTACCCCTTAAGACGGTTTATCCAAATCGTGATTTTAGTTAGAAATTGAAACCTTAAAAGGAGTCTATTATGTTTAAAGTCATGGACATTGTTTTGCGTATTGGTACTAAACTTCAACCCTTGAGCATCAAAGTATCTGATGAAGTCATTGCACTTGCAGATGGTACTAAAGTTCAAGCCATCCAGTTTGTTAAGGGTGACGGGTCTGAAGGTGCTATCCAGTACTGGACATCTGAGGGTATTTCTCAGGCTGCTGCTGATGTTAAGAAACTTGACACAGACAGAGCAAGAGAAATCTTCGCAGGCGTTGATGTTGCAAAAGATTAGTGATTGCAGGGATTGGGGGTCTTTATTGGCTCCCAGTCCATCTTTTGTTTTTTGTTTCGATACTAATACCGTCAAAGATTTATCATTAAAGGAGTATAACGATGCGTTTATTAAAGATAATAGTTCAAGACCTGAGCAGGTCACAAAAAGGCTCACTCACAATCTTTATATATATAGCATTTTTATAGTAACATGGGCAATAACATTAACATAAGGAATCAGACAATGAGAACAACTACAAATCAGTTCAGAGACGCTGTATTTATACTCGTTTCAGCATTATTTTGTGTATTTGTATTCTATGTGTTGTTTAGTGTATTCGTACTACTAGACCCATCATATGGATACTATCATCCAGAAGTTTTAAAATAAGGCTAATGGCTCAAGTCAAGTAATGGAGTGGACATCTTAAGTGCCACGAGGCTATCATCACGAAGATAGTTATTACTAGCCTTTTCTTTATACTCCGTCATAGCAGGGCGTTTTTGTTTGATTAGCATATTGTTTGTTCCTTTTTATGTCCTGCTAATTTTTAATATACTCACACTCTTTTCAAGGCTGATGAGTTATTTAGGTGGTTCTACTAGTGAGCCACCAAAGATTTTATTTCATAACATAAGGAGAGATTATGTACAAAGGTAAATATACAGGTACTCTCTATTATGATGAAGACATCGTTAAGTGTCTTAAATATATGAGAGACTTCGTTAAAAGAGTTAAGACTCAAGACTATTATGTTCGTGGCTATGAAGATGCACGACTTATTATGCTTGAAGTTCTTGACTATGTTATTAATAAACTAGAACAAGGAGAATAATCATGGAGACATTAGGTCTTTTATTGGTTGGTTCACTCTATATGGTGATGGGCAGTTTCCTCACTATTCTTTGGCAAGATAGACATATTTGGAAGAAAGAATATGTATCTCAAGAAGAAGTGGAGCATTTAGAAGAGCGTGCAGACGCTTGGGCAAATGAACAACCGTGGAAATGATTAATCGCGGGGAATGATGGTTCAATGTTAGGCTCATATCCTGACTCCAGTGAGTTCGATTCTCACCCCCGCTACGAATCAACCTTGATTCTATAAGATTTGTCTTAGAAAGACATTAAACTATCTCGGCTGCTTATAGTCGTTAGATAAACCTAGTAATAGGGATAAAGTGATACTGGTTGTTTAGACTGACCAGTTGCGACATACTTCGGTGTGTTTGAGTAAGCAAGAGTATATCATACATATGGCTTCGTTAAGTCCTTTTGGCAGGCGAAGATGTGTATATCGGTTTGGAAGAGTCGATTGAGTAGGTAACTACAATAGGGAAATACTTAGATAATGAGTGAAGTTCGTCAGCAAATCTTGTTATCAGAATATAGCGTTATACCTACTAGTGATAGAGGTATTTGACGACTATTGGTGATGTAAACTATCCTTTGACGAGGCTAGAACATATTGTTATCGTGTTGTATAGTGTACCGAAAGGTATAAAGCAACAATATCGAGCCGATAACAAACCTTCCATACTCTAAATTAACTAAACTAAACTAAAGTTAACATAAAAACGAAAAGAGTCTTGATACGATTGGGTCATAGGTCACTCTACCTTGTAACAATAGGTGCTATACTGCTCTCAAGGCGTATAGTTTGTGATGAAAGGTCAGGTGTGGTTAATTACCACTTTGAAAGGGATTAGCGTCTCGAAACTGTACTTATTAATTGCAAAGATAACCCAATATGTAAGAAGTGATGTGTCTAACACATTGTGACCGAGTGGATACTACTGGCAACGGTAGTGGATAAAAAGAAGAACACATAATGTCTTCAAAGACCACTCATGCGATGGAGGTAATCTCACTCCACGCTGAAATTTTATACTAATAGGGCGATGATAACAAGTTCGTTCCCAACTGCGCAGTAATGTGTCTAATACGATGGGAGACACCGAAGATTGTAGTCGCCCTTAAAATTTAAAAGGTTCTGCAACATACTTGATGAGAGCCTAAATATGCTCTGTTCTAAATTGAAAAAAGAGAATGACAAGACCCGCGAACAAAGACCTGAGTGCGTTTAGTACTTAGTGAGGGAATGGGAAAAACATGATTGTATTTTTGATACTTGGTTGGCGAACTAAAGAGAACAGAGCATTAATTTAATAACAAGAGAGGTACACATATGTCAACATATGAAGAAATGTATCCACATACCGAGCCTATTGAAGATAAGATTAAACTTTTATTGACAATTAGAGGCTATAAAACTTCCGATATTCATTTTAGAACAACAGGTGGTACGAATACACGCCATTTAAGATATGGATATTGGAAACCACTTGATTTACAAGATGTCTTATATGTTAATGAAGTTGAAGAACAGATTTACTTAGAGGAATTTCACATCTACGATGAGGATTGTGGTTGGAAATTTGGATACGAAATTAAACAAACCAGTAACCATGAGGTAACAACAAATGCAAAAAAAACAAGCAGTGAAACTTACATTGTATAAAACCAGTAACTATGATATGTTCAAGTATATTGCGTCTAATAGACCAATTGAAGAGCATCATGTCAAAGAAGTTATGGCTGAAATTCAGGCTAATGACTTCAGGAAAGAAAATCCTGTTAAAGTGAATAGGAGTCACGAGATTATTGAAGGGCAACATACCTTTCAGGCTTGTGTACGCTTGGAAATCCCTGTGTATTATATGTACACTAAAATGACCAAGACACATATCGGAAGATTTAATTCTTCTAGAAAGACATGGAATATGGAGAATGTTCTCCACCATTATTGTGTCGAGGGTGTTCACGATTATAAAGTCTTAGCAGGCTTTCGTACTCGTCACCCATATCCCTTATCAACCCTGATTATTCTACTCACTGGTGAACATTCCAAGAGAGTGTTGAGTGAATACAGGAAGGGAGAGTTTAAAATCGGTCAGAGTTTAGACTCAGTTGAGAAACTGTTGGACTCAATTAAGGAGTTTAAGGACTTTAGCGATAAGATTTATCGTCATAGGACTTTTATCTTGTCTTATATTGATGTTTTGACACATCCAGACTTTAATCACGATGTTTTCGTGCATAAAGTAAATCTTGTTCCTGCTAGATTCGTCAAGCAAGAGAATAAGAGGGATTACTTTCGCATGATTGAAGACATCTACAACTACAAAAACCCTAATCAGATTAGGTTATTTTAAAGGAGGTAGCAATGGGATTTGATTTGTACGGAAAAAATCCTGAAAATCCGACAGGTTTGCCAAAACCATACTTGAATTGGAGCGAGAATGTTACCGAGGAGCAGAAAGAAGTGTATTTCAAAGAACTTGAAGTATATGAAAAAGCAGTTCCCGGTGATTATTTTCGTGCTAATGTGTGGTGTTGGCGACCTATCTGGAATTTCGTGGCATATCATTGTGATGATATTCTAAATGAGGAAGATTTAGAACGAGGGTCATATAATGATGGTCATTTCATTAATAAAGCAAAGGCAAAGAAACTATATACTCGTATTATGAGCAAAATCAAAGATGGTACTGCTCAAAGGATGCAAGAGAGATATGAGAAGGAATCGGTAAAAGCGAAAGCACATAACGATAAGATTGATGCGAAGATTGATGAATTGAAAGAAAGAGTGAAGAAAGAAACCAAAAAGAATAATATTGTTCCAAGCGATTATCCACCACCTTATAAAGAGGAGTGGAATCAGTTGTATGGTACAAGAAGTTGGGGAGACTCTTATCCTTTCAATGTTGAATACTTGAAAGAATTTGCAGAGTTTTCTCGCAATTCTGGTGGCTTCGAGATTTGCTAAACAAGTTGGCAGCAGGTAGATTAACCATTTACCTGTTGCCTTTAAATGTTGATATTATTAAATTTAGGATGCACTAATGAATAAAATAGAAAAGATTTATGGGGACTTTCTGCGTAAAAAGAAGTTTGGAAAGAAACCTGAACATAAAGAATATTTGAGAGCCTCATCAGCAGGTTCTTGTTTTAAGAAACAGTGGTTCTCCTTACGGGAGGAAGAGTTTGAACAGAATGAACTAGATGATAGAGTCTTAAGATTATTAAGGCTTGGGACTATTGTTCATGCTGATATTGAAAAAGCATTAATTGATTACCAAGAAAATAATAACGATGTAGTTATTGCAACAGAGCAAGAGATTGTATTACCTGATTTAAAGGTGGTAGGACATCTTGACGCTGCGATTATACATAAGAATGGTGAACAAGTAATACAAGCAGATATATTCGATGTTAAAACCTGCGCATCATACAAATGGCGTATGAAGTTTGGAAGAAAGAAAGAAGCCAACCCTAGTTTCAATTATGAAATGCAAATAGGTACATATGGCTTAGGAGTTCAAGCGAAATACGATGTTGATGATGTAACATTAAGTTTACTATGGTATAACAAAGATACATCTGCTATGAGAGTACAAGAGATTGATGCTCTTAAGTGGACATCAGAAGCACTTCAATACTGGGATGATTGTTGGGAGTCTATTATAAATGTAGAGAATCCTGATGATTTAATACCCGGAATAGATTTTGGAGTACCAATGATGGATTGGGAATGTAGATATTGTGGATACACTAAATATTGTAAAGGAGTTTAAATGTCACAATTAGTAGCAATCGATGAAGTCGATAAAGTAAAAAAAGCGTTGTCTGATTTAACAAGTCAGCATACCAAGATTAGCGATATGGATACACCTAAAGCCTATATTAAGAAAAAGATGGGTTTAGACTATGTAGAAATAGGCTATATGAAGGCAATTGCCGACAAGGAGTTCCCCGGTTGGTCTTGGAAAATAATCAAATCAGAAGCACTAGGTTCAGCAGCATATGTTGTTCATGGTCGCCTTGAATGGTATGATAATGGTGTAATGCGTACTGGTGATATGGTAGCAGCACACAGGATTCAAACTAAGAAGGGTAGCACTACTGAATTTGTAGATGTTGGTAATGATATAAAGTCAGCCAATACTGATTGTATGAAGAAAGCACTTAATATGTATATGAATGTAGCAGATGATGTATATAGAAATCAGTATGAAGACCCTGAATTGAGCGATGAACAAATTGAGAAGATTATCAAACTTGCAGGTGACATCAGCGATGATGAAGCAAGAAAGATTGATACTCTTATCACTAGTGGTAAGTTAAATAATCTTAATTACAAAGCGTCATATGCGAAATTGATGCGAATGAATGAGGCAAAAGAATGAAATCATTTGGAAGCATAGATGAAGGTCTATTAACAGAAGGAATAGAATACACAATTGGAATAAATGATGGCACAATGTTTAAGCGTGTCGTATATAAGGGTACTAAACTCTTTAATGGAAAGCCAATGATGTGTTTTGAAACAGAAAACAAGTCTCAAGTATCGGTAAACCCTAGTTATCACTCGTTTACGATTGAAGAACAAGGTCAATTTCCGACACCTGAAGACTTAGAACCGAATAAAACTATTAGTATAAGAGATATTAATAGTCAAATAGCAAAGGAGAACTCGTAATGGGTAAACTAACAGTAGCCGATGCTGAGAAGTTAGTAAAAGATGGATTGTTGGATAGTAAAACTGTCGAACAAATGCAAGAAGAAGGACTTGTCAGTAAAGGAAGGCGTAGTACCAAAAGGTACATGAAGACCAAAGATGGTCAATGGGTATCACCTCAACTCTATTTTCAGGGTGTGAATGGTGCTGAGTATTCAAAGAAGATGAATGATTTCAGAAATGATTTCAATAATCTACTTGAAAAATACGCTACAATTCGTAATAACAGTAAATAAGGAGAAGTAACAAGATGAAATCACTTGAGAATACTACTTTTAATGAAAGCACCGATGCTTTTCAGCCAATTGTTGCAGGTACATATCCTGCACATATTATCTCTTTTGAGTCTAGAGAAATCAACGATAGTGTTGTTTTCAATATGACTTTTAAGATTGCTGATAAAGTTGGTGAAATGGAAGTTCCTGTTTATCAAAACATTGATGGCTCTTATAAGCCAACACTTGATGAAAAGGGCGATGCAGTTACTCGTAAGGGTACTCATCTAATTGGAAAAGAAGTTCGTTCTGCAGGAGTATGGTTAACACCTAGTCCTAAAGAGGGAGAAGGTTGGAAGAATCGCAAATATAAAGAGTTCTTTGAGAACTTAGGCGTGAATTTTCCTACTGATAAGAATGGAAATGTCCAATTAGGAGAAGTTGAAGAAGACGATGTACTTGGTTTTCCTTGCCTTGCTAAAGTTGGTGAACAAGAGTTTACTAATAAGGAAGGTGAGAAGAAGACTACAATGCGTGTTTTCACTACTTACCCGTGGAATAATGGTCAGAAACTTTCACAAGATGAAATTGGAGAGGATGTGCCTTTCTAACGACCCCTTCTACTTTTGCTCTTGATTGAGCATGGTCACAAACAAATAGCCTAGTAAACATTCCTTGTCGTGTGTTAGCCATAAGGAATATGGACTCCGCATCGTCTATACTCCGTTTGCTAGGCTTTTGTTTAACCAAAAGGACAAAAGGACAACTAAGGAGAACACTATGATAGATTTATTAGATACCAATGTAAAGGTATTAAGATTAATCAATGAAAGAATGGAAATAGGACAAAAGAAATACAAGGGAAGTATCCCTATAAAAGGTGAGGGTGGTCGTGATAATTTAAAAGAGTCACTAGAAGAAGCACTTGATATGTGTGTTTATTTGTCTGCAACAATACTTGAATTAATAGAGGAAAGAAATGAAAAGAGAAACTCAAAGAAGTAAAGTTAAAAAACATTTAGAAGATGGATTACCAATTACACCTATGGATGCTTTAGAAAGATACGGATGTTTTAGATTGGCGGCAGTTATACACGACTTAAAGCACGATGATGGTATGCCGATTGAAAAAGAATTGATACAGAATAGATATGGCACTAAATACGCAAAATACAAGTTGCGTGATAAGACTGTTAATTCCAATATTCTAGATGAATTAAATCCCACAGGAGAATGGAGAAAATGAAACTAGTAGATAATAAAGAAAAAATAGGTCTTGCTATAAGTAAGGGCGAACTTAATGCAATTGTTGATTGTGTTGAGGAAGTAGCAGTAAGAATGGAGACAACGGCTGATAAAGGTTGGGGAACACCATTCATAATGCGACAAGTTGAAAAGTTAAGAGAACTTAGTCGTGATTTAAGAAAAATACGAGAAAACCACAAAGCAAAGGAGACTAATGATGAAAATTGTGAAGTCAACTATGAAGGATTACCTAAAGAAAACTGCGAGAACTGCGACTAAGAGAGTTGGATATTCTGCGCAGAAAGGTAAATACTTTTTAGGTTCTTTGCCTATTGGTACGGTATTCAATACAAATAGTTGTACAGGAATACTAATAAATAATGAAACTAATGCCTCCGTCCAAATATTCAGTACTCGTGAGGGTATGGATAAAGAGTATGCTAAGTCTTTACTTGGTAAAACTGTTTGGGCGTGGGCAACAGAAGTTTCAATAGTAAAACTAGGTAAACTACCTGAAGGAGAAACTAATGATGATACATTGGATTGAAACATTCATTGAACAACATCACTTTCCATTCTACGAGTTTTTATGGATATGTATGCTTGGATTATGGTGGAGTGTAATCGCTAGATTAAAAAGAATAGAACGAAATCAATATGAAATAATTTCAGAAATAGTAGACGAGGGAGACAAATGATAATATTACAATTATGGGAATGGGTGATTAATATATTCATACTTGGATGTGCTGCGGTCATATGGGCGTTAGCATTATTTATGTTTAGTTTATTAATCAGTTTAATTAAGGATTTTATAGTAGGAGTGAAAAGATGAGTGCAATGGGTTATATACATTACTTGTGTGAAACTGAGAATATGAAAGACTTAGTTGAAGAGGTTGGCAATTACACAATTGCTGAGCAGTTCATGGATGCACATAAGCAAATGAGAGAAAACAGAGAGAAGAAAGAATACTCTGTGTTAAATGAAATAACTGATGAAAGCATTAAAAAGTATAAACAAGATGAGGCACAAGGTAAGTTGAATAGTAAAAAAGCAGTAGTTGAAATCAAAGATATGATAAAGGATGTAGGGAGAGCAAATTAATGCCAACTCCATTTATGTGTCACGAGTGCGATGGGTACACAATGAATACTCATGGCATTTGTGACAATTGTATTGAACCAACAACAGCAGATGAATATAATAAGGAGATATTTATGGTACATGACCCCGGTGATGAAAACGATAATAAAGAAGTAGCATACTTAGAAGGTGAAAAGAATCCATTAGAAGCAATTAAAGACATTGAAAATAAATACTTTGAATTGAAAGATAAGCACGATGAGTTAATAAAAGACTTAAAAGGTGTTTGTTACCAAAGAGATGATTATAAAAAAGCATTACACACAGTTAAAGAACTAGCAATGCTTAGAGACAACTATGGAATGATTGAAGATGTAGCAGAAGAGGCTTTAAAGAAAGATGAATAAAGGCATGGGCGTTAAGGTAAAATGCCCTTGTTGTGGTTACGACTTTACAAAGCCTGCTAATATAAATGCTAAAATAATGAAGATGGTAGCATCTTATTCAAAGCAAACAACAGTAGCACTAAAACAAGTAATGAGAGAAATATATAATAATGTCCCTAGCGATAAGTCGCCTGAGTCTTATTATTATTTCTTATATGGTATTCAGAATACAGAAGAAGAACACATTAGGTTTGGAATAAGAGTATTTCGTAAAGGGAATCATCATAAAGAAGGCAAAGGATTTAAGTTTCTTGGAGGAATCATACGAAATAGAAAAAGTAATTATAATAAACAACTAAAAAACGAAAGGAGTTTGCATGGCAAACCACCGAAAAAGCGTGTCCTTAAGTGACACTCTATATCCTGTAAGGGAAATATCAGCAGTTGGTATGAATGTTCAAGGTAGTGATGGTGAATTTGAACTAACTAGTGATACTGGTTATAAGTTCATAGTCAATGACGACACTAATAAAATAGTAAGTTGTATGACAGAAAACTATCAATTAGTAAGTAATAAAGAAGTAATGAATCAAATAGAACCTGTAATGAAATCATCAAAAGCAGTGTTCAAAGAAGCACAAATGTTTGGAGAAAATAATGCTAGGACTAAATGGACTTGGTATTATCCTAATATTTCTGTTGAAGTTGGGAAAGACGATATTCTTAATCCTGAAATAACTGTTCAAAATAGTTACGATGGTAGTTGGGAATTATCTTTCTTAGCAGGTGCTTTTAGAATATTATGTTCTAATGGATTGACAATTGGCACAATACTAGACGCTAAAAGGAATAGACACTCTATCTATAATACTGATTTGTTAAAGATTGGTGATATGGTTACTGATACTGTTGCTAAGTGTGAAGAAGTATTTGTGGATGAGTTTAGTAAACTTATCAATACTAAGTTGTCTAAAAGGGATACCGCTAGAGTAATAAAGCGATTACCACAACAAGCAGTAGAGCCATTTGTTAGATACATAAAAGGTCACGATATGAAAAATTATTGGGACTTGTTAAATGCGTTTACTTGGGTGACATCACACGCACTCAATAGAAGACATCAATCTACAAATAAGTTAGAGAAAGAAGTATTTCCTCTTATTAGGAAGATGGCTAAAGCATAGTGGCAATTCAGACAGATTGTCCTGTCATAATACCTTATTGGGGAGGAAAAGTTAAACTATCTAGGCAACTAGTTAGTATGCTACCTCCCCATGAGAGATACATAGAAGTTTTTGCAGGTGGATTATCAATGTTCTTTAGAAAGAAAAAGTCTAAAGTAAACATTATAAATGATAAGGACTCTGACATAGTGAACCTGTATGAATCTATAAGAACAGAATATGATGATTTTAAATGGAATGTAGAATGGTTAGTAAAAAGTAGAGAAATATATAATAAACAAAAAGCAATTATTAAAGGCAGTAAAGAAATAGACATACCTAATCCTAAACGGGCAGCAGAGTATTTTTATATCATTAAGAACGCTTTTAATAACAATTTTATGCAACCAATAAGTAAATATCAGGAATGGACTAGAGAATTTATACACGATATAAACTATTCAAGGACTTATTTTGACGATGTAATGATTGAAAACCTTGATTATAGGGAATTAATAACTAAATATCCTCCGAAAGAAGGGGATTGTTGGTACTTAGACCCTCCTTATATCGCTGCTACTGAGCGTCACGATTACTATTTCCATAGTTTTACCAAGAAAGACCACTACGATATGTTAGAAGTCTTAAGGATTATCAATGATAATGGTGGTAAGTTTATGGTTTCGTATGACGATAGAAATGAGGTTTCAAAACTCTTAGAAGAATTTGAGACTTGCAAGGTTCAGACAAAATATGGGGGGAGACATTTTGACCCTAGTAAAGTATATAATGAACTAGTTATAACGAATTATCAACCAACTCAACAAGGGACTTTATTCTAATGAAGGAAATAATACAAAAAGAGACTCTTAAAGTTCAGCCACATTCAGATGAAGCAGAAAAAGCAGTACTAGGTAGTATTATTGCCGAAGGTCAGCCTGTAATCGAAAGAGTACATGGATGGATACGCAAGACAGATGCTTTTTATTCTAATCTTCATCAAGAGATATGGGATGCCTGTGTTGAACTATATAGAAGTCATAAACCAATAGATATGATAACAGTAATCGAACAACATAAAGATATGTCAGAAGATAATAAAAGTGAATCGTATTACATCTCAGGACTTGCAGAAGGTGTACCTACTACTGCTAATGTAGAACATTATGCACGAATGGTATGGGAGAAGTATATACAAAGAAATATTGCTAAGTCTGCTTACAATGTTTATAAAATGTCTTATGATGAATATGAAAAAGTAAATGTACAATTAGATAAACACACTCAATTAATATCAGAATTGCAACTATTAGCACCAACTAAGAAACGAGAAGTAGAAGACATAGTAGAAGAAACATTACAAGCAATAGAAGAAGGCACTAATGTAATTAGATTTGGATTAAAGCAACTAGATGAACCAGCAGGTGGAATGACTCGAAAAGAAATTACTGTATTAGGTGGTAGACCGGGACACGGTAAAACTACTCTTATGATTAATGCAGTTAGATGTTTAATAGAAAATGGTCATAAAGTATGTTTATTTAATCGTGAGATGTCTAATGTAGAAATGATGAAGAAGATTATTGTTATGGAATCTGATACCCTTAAATACCATGATTTGAGACTTAGTAAGGAACAAATGAATGGTAGTTCTGAAAAGATTAAGGTATCTGCTGAGGCAGTTAAAGAAAAGTATAAGAATCTTATAATGTATGATGATATTAGAACCTTGAGTGAGTCAATAAGAGAAGTAAACAAAGTGAAGCCTGATGTAGTATTCGATGATTATATACAATTAATATCAGTAGACAGTAATAAGAATGAAGGTAGGCGTTTTGAAATAGAAACAATCATGCAAGAATATAAATGGGCGTGTAAGCGTAACAATTGTTCTGCTTTTCTGTTAAGTCAGTTAAATAGAGCAATAGAGATGAGAGCAGACCCATTACCTAGAATGAGTGATTACTCAGAATCAGGTGTTATTGAACAAACTGCTGAGTCAGCATTATTTGTTTGGTATGGATATAACTTTGATGATTCAGCCTACGATAGGTATGAGAGCGAGATAATCGCTGCTAAATCACGATATGGACAAGTCGGTAGATACGCTATGGGTTTCAATGGCGATAGATGTAAGTTTTACGAGAATGTCGAGGAAGCCTACAAAGGATAGTCCATATTATTGGATACAAAAGTATGCTCTTGCTCAGGCTCACTTCGATGAAGTAGGCATTGGGTGGGAGCGTACTCTTGATATTAAAAGGCAAATTATAGGTTGGGATAAAAGCCTAGAAGATTGCACTATTAGTCAATTACGAAAATTGATTAATGCTTTAAGAAAAGAATACAAGAGAGAGGTCGATAATGATGAAAATAAGAGTGGGGATAGACCCCGGTAAAAGTGGAGGTATAGTAGCACTTGCTGAACATAGTATTGGATTAGTAATGAATACTATTAATGCTTGGAAAAGTATAGAACACTCTGCTCAAATAGTAGAACAACTAAAGCAATATGGCGATGTTCACGCATTAATAGAAAATGTTCACGCATTTCCTTCGGATGGCAGAAGTAGTGCCTTCAAGTTTGGACATAACGCAGGATGTTGGGAAGGTATTCTCGCTGCTCATAAGATTACATATAGTAAGGTTGTCCCACATAAGTGGATGTCCTTCTATGGTGAGATGCCTAAAGTTAAACAAGAAAGAAAAAATCATTTAAAAGCATTGGCTCAGAATATACTTGATAGAAATGGATTACCTTATAAGGCGACATTGAAAAATGCTGATGCTCTTTTAATAGCATATTACCAATTAAGGAGTGAAGATGAAGAATGAACCAGCAAAGTACTCAGTAATGACTGTAAGAAAATTAGGTGATAACTTAGTAGGATATAATCATGTAAAAATAACAGACTCAAATGAATTACAACAAAGAAACATACAAATATTTTTCTTCCCTTTCTTTTTCCACATCACTTGGGCAGAAGCGAGAAACATACAATTTGAAATAGGGATGTTTAAGCGTTCAATAGGTATAGTCTTATCGAGGCATTACTAATGGCTGACAAAGATGAAATAAAAGAAATAAGGGATGAATTAGAAAGCCTTAAGCAAATGTTAAATGCAATTATAACTTATGTAAATAGATTGTTAAGAAAAGAATAATGATTTGGGAGTTTAGCGAACACTGGTACCTGTGGTTCTGCATATAAAACTCAGCCTTTTATCTCCCTAATCGAATACGCTCCAAATACCTTCAGCATCATTAAGTGATGTAAGACCATCATATCCAGTCCTAGCAAGGTAACCTAATAAAGTAGGTGTAAACATAAATATCCATTTATTACGAGCCTCTTCCCCTGCCTTCTCTTCTTCTTCCCATCCTGCTCCCATAGCCATCATAGTTCCCCACAATACAGTTCTAGAAGCAAGTGCTAACATTGGATTTTCAGCCGACCTTAGTAAGTCTCCAAATGGTGTTTTTCTTAATAAGTAAGATACTGGTGCAATAGCGTGAGCGGCAGTAGCAACTCCAGTAGCCATAAATCTAGTCATTATAGTTCTAAGCATAGCAATAGCATCTTGGTCTAATTCTGAATCGTTAATTCTAGCGTCAGGTGTAGTAGCCATTATTTTACCTGCTTGGAACAATCTTCCTAAGTTCTCAGCAACATCACCACCATTCCACCAATTCTCAACAGTATTTTTATCTTTTATATATTGAAATAAAGGATAACTTTTATATTGCATTACTCCACGACCTAATCCTGAAAATGCTTCACCAAGATAAACAGGAGACATACCGAACATCATTTGGTATACTGCGTCACGAGAAATCTTTACTGCAACAGGAGACATGAATCTATCTTCACCATTACCTAGTAAACCTTTTTGGTCAGCAACAAGTAATGCTTGAACAACAGTTTCTCTCCTCATTGCTTTTTCACCTTCAGTAAAAGTAAATACTTCCTCTCCTAAACCTTCCTTCCAATATTGTAATTTGAATGTTACCATTTTTTTCAAAAGGTTATCATCTACGCTACCTAAAAGTTTCTCTAATTTTTTTTCTAAGATAGCCTCAACATTCTCATCCTTACCCAATTCCATTATATCCCAATACACACTTCTTTTTTCTTTTAGTTCAACTAACTGCTCTTCAGATAATTGACTATAATCTATCTTTCCACTTCGCTTAAACTCCGTCAATACTGTTTGTAATGTTCTAGCAAAGTCTACATCTCGTTGTGCATCTATTGTTAAGTTTCTATTCATCAAACGCAACATAACTGCATCAATATCTCTATTGTACACATTGTTGTTATCTGTGTTTTGTATAAATTTTTGTTTACCTGATTTTCTTATTCTTAACCAATCTCTAAAGATTTGCTTAGGATAAGGAATGTCAAACCCTGTCATACCTTTTATTGCGACATCACTATAAGGAAAGAAACCTGCGTCTCCCCATTCTACCTGACCGCCTTGTAACATTATATCATTAAACATAGATAGTAAGTTTTCAACACCTGTATTAGCAATAACTCTATCCCATTTCTCAGATTCTTGATTCATTACTTTTCTAGCATGAAGCCAATTAGAAAAACCATAATGAATTATATTATTTACTGATTGAGTTCTATTAGCCATCGCACCTGTCGCACCTAAAAACTTCATAGTTAAAATACCATTGGTAGTTAACCACATTTTTTCAGCAGTACTAGCATCCCAAGTTCTTCCTAATCTCATCCAACTTGGAAGTTTATTAATTGCATCTGCAATTTCTTGGTTATTAGTTTGCATAAAACCTAAATTCGTATTTACATCATCTCTACCGAAAGATAACTTTACTCTGTTGACCATATAATCCATACTTCCCTTCGGTATTCCCTTCTCTGTTTTAAGCATATTATTCATCTGTTCCATCATATCTATAAGGAGGTCATTTCTATGTAAGTTTCTATAAGTCTTATCTAAGTAATCTAAATGGACATGGCTATTCCTTCTTCTTTTGTCCCAATCTGTCCAAGTTTTTCTAGTTTCTAAGTGAACTGAATTAGCACTATCCATCATACCACTATCTTGAGGTTGGTTCATATCCATAGATAGTAATTTTAAGAAGTCATCTTTTTGTTTATGTAATTCTTCACTTGGTTCTTCGTTTGCTTCTGCTTCAACAATTCTTTCTTGAATGTTTCTTAAAGCACTTGCTAACATATTATTATAATTTTCACCACTCCACATTAATGGAGCATAGTTTTGTTCTCTACCAACAAAGTAACCATCAGGAGTTCTAATCTCACCAGCGGCATTTTTCTTAGCCATAGTTTGTAAGTTTGCCCAATTAAATATATTTTCTTGCATAAATAATTGAGCCTCATCTTCAGATAGTCCCTTAGCCATTAAATTAGACATCATAGTCTTTTCTATATTTTGCCTTCTTTTTTCATTTCTATCTACAAACTTTTCTATATCGATTCTTACATCTTTATATACATCTCTATAATCTGCTATAACTTGATGAATGTCGTGTCCACCTGTTCTTGTACTGACCATTGTTTCATCAGGTTGATTATCTATAAATTTAAAACCTGTCCACGCTTGATGAGGTGCTACCTTATAATAGTAACCTAATTCATTTTGTTTATCTGCCCAAGCCTCATACTTCTTATTATCTATATAACCTTTTTTATCAACAAGACCTAAAGCCTTTAATTCTTTTTGGTCTAATGTTCTTTGATAATGTTTATACTCATAAGTAGTATCTGCTTTATAATATCCATTCTTTAATTTTAAAGCGGCTAAGGCTCTATTGTACTCTGTTCCACTTGAAACAAAATTGCCATCAGTACCCATAAATCCAATAAAGTATGTTGAATAACTTTCTCCATTCGCTCTAGCATCTGCACTACCTTCTTTATTCTTTACTTGTATAAACTGAGCCTCACCTTCCCAAATAATTTCACCATTAGTATTTTCAACAGTTATAAACTGATTATCAAGTCTTTCATCTTTCTGAGCAATATCTGCGTGTTTTTCTCTATTCTGTCTTTTAAGCATCTCTTGTTCGACTATTGCTCTGTGTTCAGGATTCTTTTTTAAATCATCCCTAGACATCCATTCTAATTTTCTTGTTTGACCATGAAGAATGTCATTAATAAAATCATCTCTATATTTACGAATAAAAGTTTCTTTCCACTTTTGTTCACTCATATTTTGTTTTTCCCACTCAACAGTAGTCCATTCTTCTTTTTGCTTCTTTTTATATTCTATCTTGAATTGCCTTCTGTTACCAACCTTCCTTACTTCTAGGATACTATACATCTCACCTTTGTCATCAACTAATTCGTGAATACCATCCATTATTTTGGTATCATCTACTTTACCGAATTGGTCTTCCATTATTAATCTATAATCTTCTAATGAATCAGCAATACGAGTATCAAATGTGTTCCAAGATTGTTTAACCTTATCAGATAAATTCTTTGTAGCCTTTACTATTTTAGATACGAAACCATACCTATCATATTTCATTGCTAATATACTAGGAGGTAGTAATGCCCTTGAAATATTAGACATTCCGTCTTTATCCTGTGCTTTTTTAAAGGCTTTTGCCCTTTTTACTTTAATTTTTTTAAAATCTGTGAACATAGACTTTAATCTTTGTTTTGATAACTGAGGTACACTTACATTACTAAAGTAATCAATATACTTTGTGTCCCAATGGTCTGCCCATTGTTCTTTCATAAGCCACGGGTCATGTGTAAAGTCAGTAAGATTGCCACTTTCCATAAAATAGTCTCTTAACCCATCATATAACTGCTTATGTTCTTTATAATTCTTTTGTCCCTTGATTGGATTACCTATAAGATTATACAGAGCATCATCAATACCCATTTCATATTGAAGTTTGTGGATACTATAATCTTTATCTACTGCTTTTATTTCTCTTGTACAACTAGCGTCAGCCACACTTCATCTCCGTTATCTCTGTTGTGAGGTTACTTACATTCATACTTAATTGATAACCTTCCTTGTTTTGCATTGATTGAAACTCTCTGAATTGAGGCATACTAAAGTCTTTTAATTCAGGACTATTTAACATATTATGAAAATCTCTTAAAAACAACTTTAAAGTTTCGTGATGCACTACATCTAATGGAAAGAATTTCATTCTATTCGCTTGTCGTTGTTCTGCTTTCCCTTTAAAACTATCAGTAGTACCCTGTAACATCTTTATAGTAGACATTGTTTGTTGTCTAGGTGTTAAATCATTCCATTTAGGTATCCATTTATCTAATAAGTCTTCGATTTCTTCAGAGAAATCAATAGAAAGTTTTTCTCTATCTTCAAAGAGTCCATAGAACTCTTGAGAAAACGCTTCTGCAAACGCAACTCCAGTTTTTCTGTCTTTAAGTGTCTCTTCACCTTCAAATGTAGATTCTAATTTATCCTTTACTCGTTTAGAAATTGTAAATCTTACTCTATCTGCTGCCCAACTCATATCTTTAGGATTGTATTGCAATGGGTTATTCTTTTGATAACTAATATCTTCGTGAGGTGTTTTTAGGCTATCAAACTCATCACCTAATCGCATCATTAAATCTTCTTGTGGGGTTGTTTGACTAAAATCAAAAACTATTTGAGGATTATCAACCTTCCATTCTCCTCCTAGAGCCTCCATAATCTGATTAAACTTCTTTTTGTCTGAAGGGTTTTCGATAATTGGATTACCACTATTATCTAATGCTATACGATTTTTCATAAGCACTTTTTCGAGAATATGATTATGAAGTAATTCATTAGCATTGTCTCTATTGTAAGACTGAAGTCTTTTAGATATACCCATCAACTCTTCTAGTTTCATCTGTTGTTGATTGTCGTCATATCCCTGCCTGAACTTACTAAAGTTAAACATCTTTTTTACTTGAATAAGATATTCTTGTTGATATTTTTTACCCTGCGAAGGAGTATAGTAATCTTTGAACATTAATCCAGTTACAAAATCATTACCAAATGGCATTTTATTAGGTTGCACTTCAGTATCTTCTAAATGAAAGTCTTTTCTAAAACTACCTAACAATCCATATTTAGAATCATCAACTGCCATCTGAAGAACAATTGCCATCTCATTCTGCTTTGTTGTTTTTAAATGAAACACATTACTAGGGTCTAGCATTGCATCTCTTAATTCAACAAGGCTATTAACATCTGTTAATTCACCCTTACTTTTATTTCTAAAGGTTATGCTATCACCATTTCTTTCATATATCTCTTGATACATTTCTTCTAATTTAGTAGGGTCTTCAGGTAATCTCATATTGACATATTCCATAACTACTTCATCTGTTGGCTTAAATATGCCATGTTCATTACGAGGAAATTTGATTTCCATACCTTTTAAGTGCATTGAAAACATAGTATTTCTACCATTGGTCATCATACCTATTTGCTTCATACCTGCATTAATATTATTAATTGTATCAACAACTTGGTCTTCATTAGCAAGACTTGTATTACGAAGTCTCTTACCAAAGTAATCTAAGTTTACTGCTCTATCTAATTTTTTAAATTGAGGACTTTGTTGAAAATTCATATAAGCATCTATTACTTCTTGGTCATCAATAACTTGTATAATGCCTTTATCTCCATCCCAATCTCCATCAAATACTTTTCCAACATCATCTTTAGATAACATCATAGTTTTACCATGTCCACCCATAGCAAGACCTCTAACATTTCTCATTACAACACCCGTTAACTTAGCAACAGGTTGTCTAGATAATAATACAGGTACATTATTGATGTAGTTTCCACTATCGTCTGTTTCTGTCAGCCAACTATTAAGTTTTTTCCAATAAGTACTATGTCCCTCAAAGATATTTCTAGGTTCTTGTAGGACTTCACCTGTTGCTTCTTGATACTTTTGCTGAACTAATTTAACCATTGATTTACTTTCAGCACTTATAACAAAGTCACCTTCTCTTAATTCACCAAAGGTGCTTCCCATAGCAGGTGCATAGAAAGGTTTATAAAAATAGTTACCACCTTTATATTTTTCTCTAGGTCGCATCTTAAATAAACCATTCTTAATAAATTTATTTGTAATAGAATCTTTCCATAATGGATATATAGCAGGGTGCATTAAACCCAGACCTTCATCTCCAACTATCTCTACAAACTTCTGTAACTCAGGCATAATGTCATTCTCATCTACATACTTAGTAAGTTCCTTTGCCAATCTGCTAGGTTCTTTAATAAAATTAAACAGGTCATCTATATAAGAATCACCTACGGTTTTATAATGTTTTTGTAATGCGTCATAAAATTTTCTTCCTACTGGAGTGGATAGTAATTGAATATCCATTGCTAACTCACCTTGAGTAACTGGATATGCTCCATTCTTTTCTTCACTTGGATTTAAAATAATACTTTGATAACCCGGGTCTAGAGGTTGAATTGTATTAAAATTTGAAAAGCGACCATTAGTCATTTTACTTGTATCTGTACTAGATAAGTGGTCAAACTCTCTACCATCTTTATCTACCCAAGTTCCTTCAGTACTTCTTCCTACATACTCAGCAATCAAACTACCATCTTCTGCTACTAGTTTCATCCCATTGTAAGGTCGTAATTGAATACTTTTAATACCTATGTAATCAACTTTATTAATTCCTGTGTCTATTCTACTTCTTACCATACCCTTTATAGATGTTAAATTTTCTTCACCTAATGATTGAGATAATTTCTTAAACCATTTACCTGAAGACCAAAGTGTACCATCGTGGTCTGTATAAGGTATTTTAGTTCCATCAGGATATTCAAAATATGTATCTTCAGCGTTAACAGTCATAATACTACTACTACCTAAGCCTCTGACTTTCCAACCATCATTCATATCTATTTTTAATCTATCATAATGGTCTTGTACCCCCATTCCTTTCTCTGCTACTGAGCCTAAGTGTGTACCTATTAAATACTCAGGATACTTAACAGATTTCCACCATTCGTGTCTAGCGATAGCGTGGTCTAAAGGTATCTTATTTTTAATAAGGGATATTGCCATATCCATTCCTAATTCTTTAGTTATATTCTTATCGGCTATTTCTTTTTGCATATACTCTTGAAAACCTTGTTCGTCAATTCCTTTATATTGGTCAGGAACTGTTGTAAATGCTAATGCTGAATGGTCACCACCTTTAGAACCTGTGTAAACATATCCATGTCTTCCAAAGTCTCCTATACTCCAATTAGTATCACTATCTGCTGCCGTAAATAAGACAAAATCATCAGGTAGCCAAAATATATTACTATCTGGCTTCCATTGAGTGACATCTACTTCCTTTACCATATCACCCATTCTCATATAGATAGTTTTTACACCATCTCTATCAGTAAAAGAAGAGGCATAATAATCAGGTAAATTCTTTCCACCTGATAATGTTTTTTCATCTTGAGTCTCACTCTTATCCATATGTCTTTGACCTGCTGGTAAGATATGTTTTTCATCTGAATTGCTATTTTTTATAGCCTCAAGATATAATAATCCTTTTTCACCATCCCATCTAGGTACTTTACTAGCCGACTTATGCCATAATTGTTTAAGCATCCTTTCAAACTTTTTCTTTTGCATACCTCTAAATTCAAAAGCCTTAGTATCATAGTTGCTTTGCATATAATCTTTAAACTGCTCATAGAATGATTCATATGTATCACTATTCCTAGCAAGTTCATTCATTAATCCATAGTCTGCTTTACTTATTCTTACCTTCATTTCATTACTAAAGAAAGAAAGAGTTGCTCTATCAGCAGGGTTGAAACCTTTATCTAATTCAGGGACATCTTGATATTCAGGTTCATTTATTTCATTATCTGTATTCCAATCCCATTGACCATTCTCATACTTAGAAGCCTTACCTAATCTCTTGCCACTAAAGAAACTACCTGCTAAATAATCTTTTACATCTTGGTCAGTAAATTTTGCACCTACTAATTTTTTAATCTTTAACCAAAATTGTTTTAACCACATACCGACTCTTTTCTTTAAAGAGCCTCCCAATCTATCTTGATAATACAATCCAATATATTCGGCTAATTCTTCATTACCGAACTTGGATAAGCCTTGCTTGACAATCGGCTGATTTGCATACATATTGAGGTAAATATGAGCATACTCGTGAGGTACAGTATCTAAGGTAGCCTTGCTCTTAGACCACTGCGCCAACATTCCCATAGCCTGTCCCAATACTTCCCTTCCATCAGTAGCCATAATCCTATCTAAAGACTCTAATGTAACTTCAGGGAAATGCTTTTGAAGTCTTTCTACTATGTCATCAAATAACTGAGGTTCTTTAGATATTAATGGAACATTACTATTGCTTTGATATTCAAATGGTATAGGTGCATTATCTTCTAAAGGTTTTTGAGTTAAAGGTTTACCTTGTATACTACCAACTCTGCTAGGTCTGAATACGAATAATCTTTTAGTAGGTCTTGTAACTGCTGTATATGCCATTCTATCACGAACATTCCATACAACTCTTCTATCGTGTTCAGTAACTTCTCTTCCACCAAAGTTTTCATTATTATATTTTCTTAAATTAGAATCTTGCATAGCGGCATAAAAGAAATTTCCAGTTCCCATTTCATCATAAAATACATTTTCATAAGTAGAACCCTGTACCTTATGAATATTAATTGCATAAGCAAAATCTATATCAGCCTCTTTATGTGCAATAAATTGTTGCCCTCCTCTAGTCTGACCTTGATATTCAACTAAGCCTTGATAAATATATGTATCCATAAAAGCATCTAGTTCTTTCATAGCATCTTCTTTAAATGAAAAAGGTGCTTCTCT